GTAAGGCAAAGAAGATGTATCAACTGTACCGTACAGAGACATGCATGAGAGGTGAAAACAAGTGGGCCTTGTACTCTGCCTTTACTAACTATGCTACTTATGCAGATGATCGTAATGGATTTAATCTTCGTAATACAGGTAATGACACACAAGCTACCTCAATGTGGGGTAGAGAACAGGAGGTATCCAAGTGGGTTAGTGACAATCGTTTTTTACTTGCAGCTTAATCACGGAAATTCCGAGAATGGAAAGGAACTAAAATGACAATGACTCCAGAAGAAATCACAAAGAGCCATCAAGAGTGGGCAGATAAACGAGAAGCACGTAGAATAGATCTTGAAGAAAAATGCCATGACTTAATAGACGAGCAGGTAAAAGCAATCAAGTCTGCCTACGATGCACTACAAGAAACTGAAAGCAATCTTCGAGAAATGTTTGACATTACGATAGAAGATGCTAGAAGTATATCTAGTGCAGAAGGTAGTTTGAGGATGGCATTTCCTCACCTCTGCATTCATCCCTATCATGGGTCTTATTAATTTAAAGGAGTTAAATATGTTTGTAATCTTTGCAACTAAACCACTTAATGACGGAACAAAAGGGTTTCGTTTCAATCTCTTAGGTAAGAAAGGATTGTATCGCAAACGTAGCCGTAGCTCTCGTGGTTGGCTCAAGTATGAGCCGCTTCATACTATGAATGCTTATCACTTCGGTAAACGTACCTTATATATTAACCATGCTTATGGACGTAAGCTGTATCACTTTGCAGGATAGTACATGGATTATTATGTAGTAGAAATGTATGTTGATGAGTTGGAAGAGTGCCTCGTAATGAGGTGCTCGACCATCGAAAGTGCTAGTCTTATCTGCGAGAAACTAGAAGATGCATTCCCCAATGCTGTCTTTGACATCATGGACACAGAGCCTGTGATAAAAATGCGAGACTATAACTTAGAAAGGTATGAAGAATTGAGAAATGTTTTGACATCTAAACCAAGGAACCCACAACTAATTGTGATAGAAGGGGGTAAGCGTTAGTGTTATGTATTATGTAGAGGTTATCCATAAGGATGAAAGAGTAGCGTCCACCTATCAAGATCTACTTTCGGATAGTGTAGACGTTGCTAACAGTCTATCTTTTGCAGACTGTACTGTAACTATATACGAATGTATTAAAACCCTATGCAATATAGAAAAAATTGCAGAAGTTATGTCATGGAAAGATGACGGTTACAGATAATAAATTTAGTAGGGTGTTGCGTTGTAGTACCCTACTATGCTACTCTTACTTTAAAGTATTACTATAAGGATTAAATATTATTATGTATAAATATACAAAGAAAGGAAACTTAAAGACTGGTACTGTATGGAGATTTACACCACCACAAGATGCTATTGATGCTGGTGTTGCACGAAGACAAACATTTAAAGATGGACGTGCAGCAAGGTATGAGATACCAAGGCTGATAGAAAAGGTAGAAGCATTTAAACGTGGAGATATTGTCGCAGGAAACATTGGGCCTAACTCTACAATACTACACATTTATAAATACTATGTAACAACTACACATTTTAAACAGTTAGCATATAACTCACAAAGAACTTACGATAACACAATGAATGCTATTGCTAATACAAGTGTTGGTAGTAGGAAGTTAGGTCAGGTTAAGATTAAAGACCTTACTGCTATGCATTGTACTGAGGCTTATGAAGAATGGTGTGAAGATGTAAGTGTGTCTAAAGGGAATCAGTGTTCAAGAATCTTTTCATTACTAATAAATTTTTGTATCTCTATTGATTTAATTAAGTATAACCCTATGTCTAAAGTTCGTAAAAGAAAACATGAAACAAGAGATACAACATGGACGCAAGAACAGGTAGAAAAATTTCTTGATGTTGCATTCACTGATTTTGATTGGCGTAATGTAGGATTGATTGTACTGATGTGCTATGAGTGGGCACAAAGACCTACCGATATAAGATTATTAAAGTGGTCTTCAATTAATTTTAAAGAGAAGAAGGTAAAGATAAAACAAACTAAACGTGGAGCAACAGTTGAGCTACCAATTTCTGAAGAGATCATGGACATGCTCACTCAACAGAAAAAAGATTGGGACTTTCAAGACTACGTAGTACCACATCAGAGACCATCAGATGGTGCCTACAGACCATTAAACGTAGGTCAGGTATCATCATTAGCAAATCAAATAAAAGAAGCTGCAGACCTACCATCTAATTTACTTGTCGGAGATTTAAGGAAGAGTGCTATAGTAGAAATGATTGACTCAGAGGTAGATCATCTAGCTATTATGTCAGTGACAGGACATCAGAATATCTCTTCACTAAATCCATACCATAAACATACTTATGCTGCAGCTAAGTCAGCATTAGATAGGAGAAAAAAATAATGTTACAAACGTTTTACATAGATCACATGGGTACTGACTTATCTGTAGCTAATGCAGCACGAGTAAGCTTTGGTAAGCGTAGTGAAATGGATACCAGTGACGTATGGGGTCCACCAAAGTTGAAAGACAAGGATGCCAAGCTCATACGTTACCTTGCCAAGCACAAGCACATCAGCCCCTTCGGGCATTGCTTTGCCAGCTTCCATGTCAAGGCTCCAGTGTTTGTAGCTAGACAGCTAGTCAAGCATAAGTTCCTACGATGGAATGAGATTAGTCGTAGGTATGTGGACACTGAGCCTGAGTTATATGTGCCTAGTGAATGGCGTGGTAGAGCAGAGGATATAAAACAAGGAAGTTCAGGTGAAGTTAAGGTTCCTTACCTAGTTCCACATGAGTTTAACAGATCAGCATTGTATGAATATGAAACATTGCTTGAAGCAGGTGTGTGTCCAGAGCAAGCACGTATGGTACTGCCACAGAGCATGGTCACTGAGTGGTACTGGTCAGGTAGCTTAGATGCATTTGCAGACATGTGTAACCTACGTTGTAAGCCTGACACACAGTACGAAACACAGGTTGTAGCTGGATATATAGACACTGAAATGGCTAAGCTGTTTCCTGTATCATGGGAAGCATTAAGGGAGAATGAATGATGAGAGGTAACATTAACGGTGCGATCAAGGCGTCAGCTATTGTAGCTTTACTGATAGCTGCACCACCAGTATTAATAGCTATGACGTATGATGAATACCCAAAGTACTGCAAGCTATCTATATTATTACCATGCATAGGAGTAAACAATGAATGACATAATTAAAATTACAGAAGTAGAAGAACATGAAGATGGTAGTGCTACACTACAAGTAGAGTGTGACCCTAAAACATTCGCAGCTATCTTTAACGCAGGGTTTATAGCTTTAGTTAAAGCTGGTTTAGAATCAGAAAGGAGTGAAGATGTACGCAGTTCAGATTGAGATAGAAAAAGGTGAGTATACTTTAGTACGAAAGGAAAACCCTTGGACTTACGATTCAGAGGTTCTTTTATTTGAAACAAAAGAAAAGGCAGATTCTGAGGCAACAAGATGGAACACAGGTACTGTAGTAGATTACGAACGATACATAAGACCTATGACAAAAGAAGAACGAACTAGATCTACCCAAAGGAATAGGACTTTTGTCACCAAGTGAGTACATACCGTACATAATTTCCTTATCTGTTGTCGTAGGTAGTATTGCATTCATCCCTCTTTGGCTGCTATACTTCAGTTTCAAAAGTTTAAAAACCTTTATTAAAGGAAAAACAAATGTCAGATAATCCACATTCACCATGCCCCTATGAAGATTGTAGTTCTTCGGATGCATTCAATTGGAATGATGATGGCTACGGTCACTGTCACTCATGCAGTAGGGCATATCCAATGAAGAACATGCCCACCACATTTGATTGGGTTAAGCAGGAGTACCCCTTGAAAGAACGTATCCAACCACAGAATATACAAGTCACTGGTGTTAAGTATGATGGCATCAGAGGTATTGATACTGATGTATGCAAACTTTATGGAATACAAATACAGACTGGCCCGAATGGTGAGGATGTACGGTATGCATACAAGTACCCGCATACAATTAAATATCGTATGTGTAATGACAAATCAAAGTCATGGGTCAAAGATCGTGGTCTTGGTATGAACCACCTGTTTGGCCCTGAGTTCAATGCTGGTACAGGTAAACGTATCTATCTTACAGAAGGTGAGTTCGATGCAGCCAGCTTGTATCAGATCCTTGGCAAGACATTCCCTGTAAAGTCTTTACCTTCTGCATCTATTGGTGAGAAGTTTATCAAGCACAATTTAAAATACTTATCATCATTCAAAGAGATTGTGTATGCAGGTGAGCTTGATGATGCTGGACGTAGGGCTGCTGATAAATTGTATCAGGCATTCCCTGAAAAGTTTTACTATGTGCCTATGACAGAGTGTAAAGATGCTAATGAGTTCCTTGAGACAGGTAAGCATGAGAAGCTTATGTGGGCTGCACGATCACCACAACGTTACACACCAGAGAATTTCTTTTGTTCTGATGCTGATGTAGAAGCAGCAATCAAGAATGAGAATCCATATGAGTACGTACCAACAGGTCACACTGGCTTGGATGAAAAGATTCGTGGTATGGTTAAGGGTGGATTGACATTCATCAAAGCCCCTCGTGGTACTGGTAAGACTGAGGTGATCAGATACTTTGAGACAGGCTTACTCAACAATGGTGATACATCAGTAGCAATGCTGCACATGGAAGAGATGAAGTCTACCACCTACCGTGCTATGGCTACGTATCATCTAGGTGTAAACGTCAGAACTAAAGAGGATGCTGCCAACAACAACGTGTCAGAGCAGAACGTCATTGAGGCTGCTAAGATTGCAACCAAAGGTGAGAAGACAATTATCTTTGAGATGATGTCACACGATGATCCACTTAAGTTGCTCGACTATGTACGTCTAGCTGTTACAGTGTATGGTGCTGGCTACATATTTATTGACCATGTACAACGTCTAGCCTACCTATCTAACTCAGGTGTGGATGGTGCTACCAGTACACTGACTACACTAGGCTCACGTATGGCTCAGTTAGCTAAGGAGTTAAACATTGGTGTGATCTTTATCTCTCAGGTCAATGATGATGGACGTACCAAGTATGCTGCTTCACTTGAGGAAGAGGCGATCATATGCATCAAGCTAGAACGTACAGCAGAAAGTGAAGATGAAGTAGAACAGAACACAACAACCTTTATCGTAGATAAGAACAGACCTTTTGCTAAGTTAGGTAGGGCTGGATCAGTGTACTACGATCCAACAACAACCATACTAAGAGAGGATTTGTTTACACAAGAATCACAGGTGGCGTAATGATATTTGATGTAGAAGCTGATGGCCTCTTAGATGATGCCACCAAAATACACTGCATGTCGTTCACTACAGGTGGAATCCCTATGGGTTCTACCAGTGACTATGATGCAATGAGAAACATACTGCTTAATCAAAAGGTTTTGATAGGTCACAACATTGTACGTTATGATGTACCATTATTAGAAAAGATCTTAGGTATTAAGATTAAAGCTAAGTTGTATGATACATTACCTATGTCATGGGTAATTAATACTGATAGACCTAAGCATGGGCTTGAATCTTTTGGCGAAGACTTTGGTGTACCCAAACCAGAAATAACTGATTGGGTAAACCTATCTCAAGAAGAGTACATACATAGATGTCAAGAAGATGTTAAGATAACTAAAAGACTTTGGGAAAATCTTATCCAAAGATTTATGATGGTTTACAAAGACAAGTCTAACCTTGATAGATTCTTACAGTATCTTACATTTAAAATGAAATGTGCTTATGCTGCAGAAGAGAGTGGGTGGAAACTTGACGTTGATCTTGCTAAAAATTGTTTAGATAAACTAAAAGCTGAACAAGATAAAAAGATTACTGAATTAAAAACAGTAATGCCTATGCGTACCTTGCTTAGAAAGAAGTCAAAGCCAAAAGTAATGCATAAGAAAGATGGATCACTATCTAAACAGGGTGCTGAATGGAACGCTTTACTTCTAGAGCATATGCATCCCTCTGACTATATCGGTGAAATAGAAATAGTGAAAGGAGTTGAAGAGCCTAACCCTAAGTCCAGTGATCAGGTAAAGGCATGGCTGTTTGATCTAGGTTGGAAGCCTTGTACATTTAAGTTTGTTGAGGATCGTAAGATTCCACAAGTACGAAAGAATGGTGAGCTTACTAACTCAGTTAAGTTGTTGATTGATGCCAACCCTACGGTCAGTGTGCTTGATGGCCTTACAGTTATTCAGCACAGGCTTGGCATTTTTAAAGTTATGTTAGAGTGTGAAGTTAATGGTTATGTTAAGGCAGAGATTGAAGGTCTTACTAATACACTAAGATTCAAACACAAAAAGCCTTTAGTAAATCTTCCGGGTATAGATAAACCTTGGGGTAAAGAAATACGTGGTTGCCTCATAGCACCAGAAGGTTATGTGTTATGTGGTGCTGATATGACATCACTTGAAGATACAACCAAGCGACACTATATGAAACCATACGACCCTAAGTACGTAGAGGAGATGTCAAAGGATGGATTTGATCCACACCTAGACTTAGCTAAACATGCTGGTGCAGTTACACAGACTGATATAGATAAACATAATTCAGGTGAAATCAACTTGAAGTCATTACGAAAGAACTACAAAGTAGTTAATTACTCAGCCACCTATGGGGTTGGCGCAGCAAAACTATCAAGAGAAACTGGTATGACAGAACAAGAAGCTAAGAAGCTTTTGAATGCATACTGGGAACGTAACTGGTCTGTCGCAGAGTTTGCTGCAGACAACCTAAAGAAAGTGAAGCTTATCAATGGACAGATGTGGGTACAAAATCCTGTCAGTAAGTTCTGGCATACTCTTCGATATGAGAAGGATGTATTCTCTACACTCAACCAATCTACAGGTGCTTACTGTTTTGATAAGTGGGTAGCTTACTACCGTATAGCAAGACCTAATATCGTAGGTCAGTTTCACGATGAATCAATTAATCTTGTTAAGAAAGGTCATGAAGAACATCACCAACGTAGGCTTGTTAATGCTATTAATAAACTAAATAAGGAGTTAAATCTTAATGTTGATTTAGGTATTGATGTGCAGTTCGGAAATAAATATTCCGAGATACACTAAAAAGTTCTTGCATGTTCTTTTTAATACATGCTACAATTCAATTCTAGTCTTTAAAGGAGTTAGCGAATGGCTAAAATAACAGTAACAGGTATTGCTCAGTGGGCAAAAGTATTTGAAGAAAACCGTGATCTTGATGGGTATCAAGGGCAGTGGCAAGATACTAATGGACGGTGTACGATTGAGATGATTCTTGATCAAGATAACACTGACCGTGTTAAGGCATCAGGGTGTATGTCCTCTGGTAAGGATGATCCAGAAGGACGAGGACGTGCCTTCAAGTTTACACGTAAGTTTGAAACCCCCAATGACTGGGATGGTGGAGCACCTGCAGTGTACAAGCCAGATGGCACCGCTTGGAACTTCGATAGTGATGGCCCCATTGGTAATGGTTCAGAGGTTCTGGTAGAGTTAGACATCTACAAAAACAAACAGTACAGCACTGTGACTACAAGACTTGAGCGTGTTAAGGTTATGAAGCATGTAGAGTTTGATGGTACATCAGGGATATCTGGACCTGATCCTTTCACTAAGGACATCACATCAGGTAGTGTACCACCAGCCGCTGTAGTAAATGAAGCTGAACTTGTCTCAGAAGAAATTCCATTTTAAGGAGTAGGTTATGCCTAATATAAATACATTAGTCGAAGATATTTATTCTGTAATTGAAGGAAAGGGTGGGTGGGATAAGACGATTACAGAATATCTAGCAACTAATATAGCTCAAACAGCGGAAGCTAGATTCAAGGAACCTCAGAAGCCCAGAGGGTATTTAAGTTTATCCTCTGTGGGTTCGCCCTGTAAAAGAAAGACTTGGTATAGAATAAATAAAACAGAAGAAGCTGCACCATTAAAGCCTCAGTTACTCGGTCTTTTCTTTTACGGGGATCTTTTAGAGACTCTTGTCCTTGCATTAGCAAGGGCAGCAGGACATGATGTACAGGGTGAGCAGGATCGTCTGTCTGTTCATGGCATCAAGGGTCACAGGGATGCAGTCATTGATGGTGTGACAATAGATGTTAAGTCTGCGTCACGATATGGGATGCAGAAGTTTAAGAATCATGTGCTGCGTGATGATGATCCATACGGTTACATCAGTCAGTTAAGTTCGTATGTATATGCAGGTAAAGATGATCCACTTGTAACAGATAAAAAACGTGGTGCTTTTCTTGTCGTACAGAAAGATAACTTCGAGTTAGTGTTAGATACCTATGACTTCACTGATGAGCTAAAAAACAAAGAACAAGAGGTTAAGAAAGTAAAAGAGGTTGTGTCAGGTGATTTACCAGAGGAACGGATAGCACCTATACCTCAGTCAGACACATCTGAAAACACTAAGCTTACGTTTGCTTGTTCAGGTTGTGAGTATCGAAAGATATGCTGGCCTGAAGCTAGGGTGTTTCAATATTCTGGTGGACGTAAGGAGTACTTGATTGATGTTGTTAAGAAACCAAAAGTACCGGAGTTAATAGATTGAGTAAGACAGCCAAACAAAAAGGTAGGCTGGGTCAGCAAGAGATCAGGGATGCTTTACTAGAAGCCTTCCCTGAGCTTGAGCCTGATGATATTAAGTCTACAGTTATGGGTGATACTGGTGCAGACATACAACTATCACCTGCAGCACGTAAGTTAATACCCATATCAATAGAAGTTAAACGTAGGAAGTCAGGTTTAAAAACTGTGTATGGGTGGATGCAACAAGCTAACAATCATACAAAGAATCCACCTGTTGTTTTCTACAGAGGTGATAGACAAAAATGGTTAGTAGTAACAGAACTAGATCATTACATACAATTGCTTAGGGGTAACAATGACAAACAGTGATATACAAGATAAGCCGATAAAGATTTGGGATGTTATCTCTGGTCCTTATCCTTTTGATCACCCCGATCTTGATGATGTACATTACAACCTATGCAAGATTGAGGTGGATGGTAAGATTGATTCTATGGAGTATTTCTTTGACACTTTTAACGATGCTTATGAGATGGTTAAATACTTTCAAAAGAATATTAATCCGATAGAAATTGAAATCGAAGATTGACATGGGGTTTTAGATGAGTATAACTAGGGGTTTCCGATATGAGGTTACTGTCAACATAAAGGTAGAACCAGATGCAAATTTTTTTGAGTCAGATCCAAGATATAATTTGAATGTGATTCAAGAACTAATACAGGATATCCTGTATGACTTAGACGATATAACTGTAACAAACTGCGAGGTAAAAACAGATGACTAAACTAACATTAGACGATAAAGAATATGAACTTGAAGACATGAATGATGAGCAGAAAGAGATTCTAAACCTTTTGAATCTTGGATCTAACTCTTCAAATCTTTTGAATCACATGATCCAATGTGTAAATGCAATTCAACAAATGAAAACGAATGAATTGAAACAGTCATTGGAAGGTGATAAGGATGATCAATCGGAGTGATCTAGAAGCGTTTGGCTATTTTGATATGTTTCAGAATAGTCCAGACTACAATGAAGATCCGGTTCGTTTCTATAGCCAGTTTGTAGAGGACAAGATATTAACTAAAGGGCGGGATCGTCTAATAGAAAATACTCTTGGCCTCTCTGGTGAAGCGGGTGAGGTATCTGAGAAGATAAAGAAACTCTTTCGTGATAAGAATAGATTCAGCGATGAAGATATATTAAAAGAGTTGGGTGATGTACTATTCTATACAGTAGCCTTGGCAAACATCTTCGGGGGTAACCTACGTAAGGTTATGGAGATGAACATGGCAAAGTTAGACGATAGAGAACAACGTGGTGTATTAAAGGGAAGCGGAGACAATAGATGAATAACTACCTACCAACAGATTATCAAGCATTCATTCACACTTCACGTTATGCCCGATGGCTTGAAGAGGAAGGGCGAAGAGAGTCATGGGATGAAACAGTAGGGCGTTACATGAATAATGTGGTTGAGCCTATAGTTGATAGTGGTGCTAGTGAAGACAACATGGAGATAGCACAACAAATAGAACAAGCTATTCTTGGTTTAGAGGTTATGCCTTCTATGAGAGCAATGATGACTGCTGGTCCTGCTGCTAACCGTGACAACACTTGTATGTATAACTGTAGCTACTTACCCGTAGATGACCCTAAGTCCTTCGATGAGGCTATGTTCGTCCTCTTGTGTGGTACTGGTGTCGGGTTCAGTGTTGAGAGGCAGTTCATCAGCAAGCTTCCAGAAGTTCCTGAGTTGTTCGACAGTGAGACTACTGTTGTCGTGGGTGACTCCAAGGAAGCTTGGGCTAAGGGTCTTCGACAATTGATTGCACTCCTTTACAGTGGTGAGATTCCCAAGTGGGATGTATCTAAAGTTCGACCTGCTGGTGCTAAACTAAAGACGTTTGGTGGTAGAGCATCTGGCCCAGCACCTTTGGTAGATCTGTTTAACTTTGTAATTAATACCTTCAAATCTTCACAAGGACGTAAGCTATCTAGCATTGAGTGTCATGACATTATGTGTAAGATTGGTGAGGTAGTAGTTGTAGGTGGAGTACGTAGATCAGCTATGATCTCTTTGAGTAACCTTAGTGATGATCGTATGCGCCATGCTAAGTCAGGTGCATGGTGGGAAAACGATCCACAACGTGCCTTAGCTAATAACAGTGTTAGCTATACAGAAAAACCAGATGCTGTATCATTCATGCGAGAGTGGATGGCATTGGTGGAGTCAGGGAGTGGAGAACGTGGTGTATTTAATCGTCAAGCAAGTAAGGTACAGGCTGCTAAGAATGGTAGGCGTAATGCAGACTTTGAGTTTGGAACTAATCCTTGCAGTGAAATCATCCTGCGTCCATATCAGTTCTGTAATCTTACAGAGGTTGTTGTCCGTGCAACAGACAGTGTTGACGATCTTGAACGAAAAGTCCGTCTGGCAACAATTCTGGGAACTATCCAATCCACATACACTAAGTTCCCCTACTTGCGAAAGGTGTGGTCTAGAAATACAGAAGAAGAACGACTGCTTGGTGTGTCACTCACAGGGATAATGGACAATCCTCTTATGACCAAGAAGAATAAAGGACTGGAGGATACTCTTGAACATCTTCGTAGGATCTGTGTTTCTACTAATGCTGAATGGGCTGACCGTCTTGGTATACCTGTGGCTACTGCAATTACATGCTGCAAACCATCGGGAACAGTCTCACAACTGGTGGATAGTGCCAGTGGCATACATGCTCGCCACAGTCCCTATTATATCCGTACTGTGCGTGGTGATAATAAAGATCCGTTGACACAGTTTATGAAAGATCAAGGTATCCCCAGTGAGCCTTGTGTTATGAAGCCAGATCAAACAACAGTGTTCAGTTTCCCTATTCAATCACCTAAAGGTTCTGTCGTTACATCAGACATGACTGCTATTGAGCAACTAGAAATGTGGTTGTCCTACCAGAGATCATGGTGTGAGCATAAACCAAGTGTTACAATTAACGTTAAGAAAGATGAGTGGTTTGAAGTAGGTGCCTTTGTTTATAAATACTTTGATGAAATGTCAGGTGTGTCATTTCTACCATACAATGAACATACCTATCAACAAGCACCTTATCAAGAGGTTGACAGTGATACTTACAGCAATGTACTATTGACTATGCCTAAAGCTATTGATTGGTCAGGGCTTTCAGAGTACGAAAAAGAAGACAACACAGTATCAATGCAGACAATGGCCTGTACAGGTGATGTGTGTGAAATGGTAGACATAACATAAGGAGAAAAATATGTTTGAAGTAATGACATTCCTAGTAGGTACAATAGTAGTAGCAGAAGTTGTAATCCCAATGACAGTGGATGTTCTGTCAGGTCTGTTCTAATGTATGTTTTAGTGCTCATTATGACCTTTCAAGGTAATATGAAAGTGCAAGCTTTTCATTCTTTGTTTCCTGATTACAACACATGTATGAAGGTAGCGATAACAATGGAAGAGAGGTTAGTGAGCACTAAACCTTCACCGGATTCAACTGCAAATACCTATTGCTTTGAGATACCAAAGAGTATATAATTCAAATCTCACCACAAAGGAGTACATCATGGATGTATATGTAAGACCTTTCAGAAAAAAAGTTTATGACAAAGTTGACGCACCATCTAAAGAAGCACTTATCAAATACTTAGAAGCTGAAGGACATACGATCCTTAGTTCTACTGAAGACTACTATGCAGATGTTAAGTCAGAAAAGAATGGGGTTACACATTATCATGAAGCTGAACGTAAGGCACAATGGAATGGTGATTGGCCTACCCATTGGGCAGAGGTTAGAATACCTGCACGTAAACGAAGATTAGTAGAAAAGTATAAAGACAACTTAGATAACTTAAACTTCTTTGTCTTTAATAAAAGTTATAATAAAGCATGGAAGATTAGTGGCACTCAAATGACAGACGCCTGTATCCAAAAACCTACAGGCCCAAACCATAGAATGCCTCAACATGAAACGTTCTATCACATCCCCTACACAGAAGCGGAGCTAGTGGAAATCAAATGAGTTATGATCCGGTCAACAACCCCTCTCACTATAAGCTAGGTGAGGGAGTGGAGTGCATAGACTACATTAAACAAGTACTAACACCAGAGGAGTTTAAAGGTTACTGTCATGGAAACTTAATTAAGTATCAGCATCGACACGGTTACAAAAGTAAGCCTGTTGAAGATATGGAAAAAGCAGAATGGTACTTACGTAAAATGTTAGAGACTATGAAGGAGATCCATAAATGAATGCTTTTCAAAAAGGTATGGACGCATTTAAAAAAGGACGGTTAGGGAATCCCTACCGTCCTAATACTAAAGATAATCGTGATTGGGAGTTTGGTTTTAACAAAGCTTATTTCTCCAATCTAGAAAAAGTTAAAGAGAATGAAAACAAAACTAGAAACAGAAGCTAAGAAGTACGTACAGAATAAGCGTACCCCTAAAGATACTAAGCCTTTAACTGCAAGACGTTACCTAGCTGGGCAAGCCCTAGCTGGGTTGCTTGTTAATAGCAAAGGCTCTCAAATGTCTGATATTAAAAGAGCAGCATATGAATGGGCAGACTATATGTTAAGTGAAGATGACTAGGGGGTTTGTTGAAACTTAGGGATTTTAGTCTCTAGTTTACCTACAGCTTCTATTAAACTCTGGCGTCTCTCTAGTTCTTCTTCTATACTTTCAGAGTCCTCTAAATATTCTTTAGAGGTTTTAAATTTCTTACCTGTTAAATCAGATGCGGCTTTGTTAAATATCCTGTCGCCTTGCTCTGCTATCTTCAGAAAATAGTTATTACGAATATAACCCCTAGCTTTCATATTATTTCTTTGACCTATAAGACTGCCAAACCATTCTTCTGTTTTCTTTATTTGATGCTCCACCTGACGATCTATAAACCCCTTAAAAATTTCTTTCTTTAATTCTACTGATTCTATTTCATCATAAGTTTTATTCTCTACCTCTGAACCAAGTGGTAGTTTTTCTTTTCTCCAAGCTTCAAAGTTTTTATGCATAACCTGTGATAGTCTGTACCTAACTACATAATCTAAATTATTATTTTTTACTTTAGAGTTTCCATAGAGTTTATACTCTTCTAAATTAAGTCTGTTCATTTCCCTTTGTATGCCAGTAAGTGTTGGACTACCAGCTACACCAGTGAAAGTCTTTGCAATAGGGTTCATCTTGCCTACAGGCATAGGATTAAAAGGACTATAGTAATCAATATCATTACCTTCATTACGAGTAAAAGATTGTGTGTATTGTATAAAGTCATAATCAGGTAAAAATCTTGTAGCTTGCGCTGCAAACATACCAGATGTTTCTTCTGTTTTATCTTCTTCTAAACTTGAAGCTAGGCTTCTGGTGTAAGGGGCACCAGCAGACTCATAACTAAACTGACCTTGTAAATCTCTTAGTGGAGTTAGTGGATAGGTAAATGTTGATAAAATATTACCTCCCATTTTTGAAGCCCCTTCAGTTATACCACCTTCAGAAAAAGAATTTATAACTTCTTTAATACCACTAAGATCAAACCCCATATCATTTAAACCACCTGCAACAGACAGAGCCTCATTTGTTATGCTTTCTGGCATAGCAAGTCCTTGGTTGTATCTGTAGAATAAATCTCCAATAAATACTGGTGCAATAATAAACCCTAACGAAGAAGCAATATCAGCCTCACCTTTAATAGAATTTTCTATGGACTTATAATTTATTTCACCTTCTTTAGTACTAGCTAAATAGTAGCCAAGAGCTATTAAACCTGCGCCAGTAAACTGCCTTACTCTTCTATCTTCAACAGATTTATATGGATCTCCTGTAAAAGAAAATGCTGCGTCTGAACTTGAAGAACTTTCAAATCTTTTAGCAAGCTCCCCTAAACCCGGAGTGTAATCAGCAATCATTTCTATATGATTAGCTACGTACCTTGGGAAAGGTACACCTAAAGCTCCTGACATAAGAAAGGGAATCTTTTTATTCACTGAAGATGCCATCCTTGCGCCTTGACCGAATAAAGATTTATCATCCATATAAGTTCTTTGCATTGTAAATCTATTAGCATCATCAAGGGCTTTGTCCACCATAGACTTATCAAGCTTATCAAGTTTACCTGTTTTAAGGATAAAATCTCTTGCATTAGTACCAACAGTTTCATTACCTGCAGTTCTTAGCTGTCTATCTAAACTACTAAAGAATGCTGCTTCTTTAAATACAGTATCAGTGGCAGTGTTAAAAATATTAACGAACCTACCTGCTTTAGCAAAAGCTGTTTGACTTTGACCTGAGACTTCTGATCTTAGTGTATCATGAAATGTTCTTGCATATGCTTCTGGCATTTCTTCTTGGAGCATGCCCCTAACAACCTGTGCAGTTGCACTGTCCATACTTAATCCACGAAGAGTAGAGGACATGTTACGGACTGTGTTACCTATTCCCCCACCTTCTTTACCTGTTATAGTTCTGTACAAACCACGGTAAAACTCATCACTAATCTCTACTGCAGCTAGTAATCCAGTAGATGTAACGTTACGGGCTGTTGTAGCAGGTTGTGATGTCATAAATGCAATACGCATTTGATCTAAGTCTTGTAGAAAGTTATAAGCTACCATACTTTTACTACGACCAGCAGAGTTTTTAATTACATTAGCAGATATTTCTGCTGCTTGTACATCATTAATGGTTGATAAGCCCCTATTAGAAAGTTTAGTAAGATCTCCCATAATTTCTGACGGTGCTTCTGCCTCTACCTTACTGACAGCTTTAGATATTTTAGATGCTTCGGCTAGTTTTTTACCTGCTGCAGATAGATCAGCTAAATATATTAAAGAAAATTGTTCGTTAGTTAGATTATACTTATCTCTAATTTCTGGTATTAATTTAGTAACATCTAAGGTCTTACTATTAATAGAGTTAGCGACAGCAGTTGTGATCCTTTCGTTATCTTTTAGGTCTAGTTTCTCTGCTATCTCAATAGTTGCTGCAGTAATAGATCTCATTGTGGTAAGATCTAAACCAGAACTAAATACATCATTTACTTCTGGATTTTGCATGCTGTTTAAAATAGACTGGCCCATACTTACCTTCTCAGGATCAAGCGGATCTTTAATTACCCCAGTTACTTTATCACCTGCTCTAGCTGCAAGTGTGGCTTCCATATCTAATGTTTTGTTTATTGCAAATCTCTTATACTCTTGTTTAGTACTGGTAATTTTTTGATTTGCTTTTTTACTTGCCTCTAAAGAGTTCTTTTTATTTAATTCTTTTTGCTTTGTTAGTAACTCTTCTACATTGATAGCTTTCTTTTCTGTTATCTTAGCACCAACACCGCCACCAACAGCACCAAAAGCAGCATTAATAGCAGTGTCTTTAATTAGATCAGAGGTAGTATACTCTTGATTT